GAGAAACTGACTGCATAACTGAACCAACGGCTTTATTAACAACATCAGTATTGGATCGCACTCCTTTTGCCCATCCGGTAGCAAATCCCTTACCTGATTTTTCAGCCTTCTTTGACATGTCACCAAATATGAAATCACTAATAGATGAAAGTCCTGATTTTAACCACTCCATTCCAACACTATCACCTATCCAATTAAGGAATTCTGAAATTTTAGTTTTCATCCAATCTAAAAATCCGTTTATAAATGATTTTATTTCGTTCCAATTATTAATTATAAGTTTGGTTATCTTTATAAATGGAGCGAACACAGGAAGTATAATTGTAGACAGAACATCAAAGTGTTCAGTAACAATTTTTTTTATACCAGAACAAAGGCTGACAAAAAATGATTTGATACCACTCCAGTTGTTGATGATTACTTTTCCCAGTGCAATAAACGGCCAGAATGGTAATAGCATCAAGGCCACTATTCCTTTGAACCACCCGGGAGCATTGCCCCATGCGTTTGTGATGCTATCCCAAGCTCCGACAAATGCAGCTTTGACCGTATCCCAGTTTTTAACCAGTGCATAAATTCCTACTCCGAGCGCTACGAGTCCGCCTATTATCCAGACAACTGGACAGCCCAAAAAAGCAGTATTCAATGCCCATTGTACTATGCTTAAAGAACGTATAGACGGAATTATATTTTTCAATGATGTCAGGAGACTGAATGTATTTCGATCCGCTGCTTTCGTTAAAATAGCATATAGACCTATAGTAGCATTTGTAATTTTAAAAGCTCCGGAGAGTAAAAGGATGCTTGTACCTCCGAATATTAACGTTGCAACAAATTGTCTTACTACTGAATGCTCATTTAAAATTTTAGTAATGCCTGTGAATATCCCTGCAAGACCATTGACAACTGATTTAAGCGGGCCTTCATTAAAGCCGTTCGATATTGTCGATTGTAGAGACTTCCAGCCAACACCGGCACGATCAAGTCCGGTTGATAAATTATCCATATTAATCGCCGCAGCTTCCTTCATATCTTTCCAGTTGCCGTCAGCGTTGGCTGCTTTAACCTGTCCGATTTCATCTCGTAAAAGTTTATACTTTGGCATTAAAGTGTTTACCATCCTGGCACCGTCTTCAGTGAAAGCTTTTGTGAGCCGAGCCAGTTCTTCCGGTTCAAGTGTATTACCAAATTTGTTACTTATTGCTTCAAGCATATCTGGCATTGATTTAAGTTTTCCTTTAGAATCAACTGCTGAAAGGCCCAGTTCTTTCATCCCTTCGCTGGCTTTAGATAAGAAATTGCGATAAGCAGTACCGGAAACTCCGGCAATGTCAGTATTTTGCATCCTACCGAGGATCACTGACTGCTCTTCAAAAGACACATTCATAACAGCAGCAGTAGATCCAAGAGACTGCATCGCCTGCTGCATTGCGGCTCCGTCTGTTTTATAAAGATTGGAAACTTTTGTTATAGTATTTCCGAAGAGTCCTGAAAACTGAGTATCAGACATCCCCTTATACATATCTTTAAACTGGGCATAGGTAGTACCAAAGAGACTTGAAAGACCGCCGAAATCTCCCTTGGTAGCTTTAGCAGTTAAATCGAGAGCTTTTGCTACATCTACTAGCTGTTTCGGATCAAGAGTAGAGACAGCACTTTTTAAGTCGTAAATTCCGGAAAGATAAACCTCCTGTGCAGTTCCCATTTCTCCTGATAATACTCTGACTTTTGATGTGATCCCTTCTATTTCACTTTGTGATACACCTAACGATCGGATATTTGATGCAAGTTTTGCAGCTTCAATATCAGCAGATATGAAAGATTTAGCGAGTACACCGGCTGCAGTTCCTACCGCAAGAAACTTCGCACCGCTTTTAAGTTCAGCCATATGACTATTAAATGATGCGAGTCCGCCCTCAGTGGCTTTAATCTTTTCTTTAAGATTAACAAAATATCCGCCGATTCGTCCAGCAGGGCCTGCTGCATCATCCTTTATTCCTACTACCGCTCTTAATAAAAAATCACTCATATCAACTTCCTCCGAATGCCTGTGCTATTGCATTTGCCATTAATGTTACTTTCCTTTCTTCAAGCCAGTGTGCATCCACAAGCATACTGTTGTATTCATCCTCAGAGAGAGTATCAGGGTTGATGCCGGGGAAGTAATGTCGTATAAGAACATTCCCCCCGGCACCACCTTCAAGTTCCAGTTCTCTCCGGCTTACAGCTTTTTTGCGCGTGCCTCAGTAGTTACCCTGGAAATCTTCAGAAGTTTTTTTGTTATCGGAGTAACGAGTCCAAAATTTTTATCCAGGATTTCTTTGAATAAAATCGGCTCGGGATAAAGGACACAGAGCATACAAAGCTGCTCATTACTTTCCATCTCGGTTAATCCTTCTCTTGTAGCTGCTGCAAGATCAGTCTTTTCCGGAACTTTAAAAATTCCTTCAAACTTATCCTCATCCTCCTCGCCATCAACTTCGATAATTCTTATTCCGCCTTTTGGATCATACTGTTTCTTCCAGTCTGCAATTTGCATCTGGAGGGATATAATCATCTTCTCATCAAGCGGTTTATAGTTTTCATGCAGCATGTTGTTACACTCCTTTAGTTATCTGCACAGGCCCTACTAAATCAAACGGGAGCTTGTGCGTAAATCTTTTGTCTTTGTTCTTACCTTCAAATCCGCTCTCTTTGAAAATAACCTGAGTAAGTACATGTTTAACAGTTGGAAGATCGCTTGATTTCTCAATAATGAGAATTGGAAGAGGAGGCATCTTCAAAATGTCATAACCGTATGCCACAGCAAAATCAATTATCTGGGCATATTCCTGTCCGCTTACTGTTAATGATCCGTCACCTTTAAGCTCTCCACGACCCCAGCCTGTCGGCTCCCCGTCATTGCCATAGAACACTTCATTTTCAGAAGTTCTTTTATAGCTCACTTCCTCAACATTGACCATCAGTCTTCCGGCAATCCAGACTTCCGTATTCCTCCAGCTGTACTCTTCTGCTGACATCATTTACCCCCTATGATATAGCCGATAAGTCGATGTCGATTTCTTCCATCGTACCAATCGGTGTGAATTTAATTTTACCGACAACTTTACCGGTTCCAAGAACATCCTGGTTAGGGTCTATCTCAGTTGTATGGGAATCAATTTCCCTGTTGCCTTTAATCTCCATGACACTGCTGATCGCATTATCAATTTCAACAGAAAGTGAAGTTATACCGCCAAGACCCGCTTCCTTATTAGAAGGGCTTTCTATAAACTTCATGATTTTGGTTCTTACCAGTCTCCTGATCTTATCTGCAGGTCTCAACAGTTGAAGCCTGGTGTAATCACTGTCTGCACTGCAGAAAAGATTCACATGTGAAATGAAGAATCCGGGATAATCCGGATATTGTGTGGCAACAGTATATCTTTCGTTATCAAGCAGATCCAGCCAGGCGTCACCTGTGTCCTGATTTGACAATTCTGCATAGTCCCTGATTTCAGATACGGTAAGAAAAGCAAACTTATCGACGAATCCTGCAGACTCATGAACCTTCGCCGCAGCAACCTTGGCCGCAATAATCCATCCCAGGCTTATATACTTTTTATGAGTGGCGCTGTAAACCTGCAGAGGAGTTACGGCTACTCTCTTGTGATAGAATGACTTGGCTTCGTTTATCCTTGCCATTGCCCATGTTTCGACTGTTTCATTTTCAAGCCTTGATTTGGCTTCCAGCTGGAAATCGACGAAGTGTTTATAAAGCTCTTCCCAGTCATCGGCAATCCCGCCGCATGTGACCCAGAATGCTTTTTCAGTTTCGCCAACAACATGTACACGTTTCACTGCATACTCCTGCTTTGCTGCATTTATAGCAATTGCCATGTTGGCAACCGATGCTGTCGGTCCTTCTGAATCAAACGTATATAGATCACCCGCAACAAATGACTGAGCAGGTGTAACAGAAGCAGTAAATGCGATTGTACATCCGCTGCCCATATTGATCGCGATTCCTGACGCTGGAGTTGTTATTTCATCACTCCAGGTTTTTCCGCCATCTGAAGATTTTCTATATGTTGCAGTGGCGGGTGCTCCGCTTTTAAGAATCTCAACAATAAACGTTCTTGATGCTGTCGGTGTGCCTGCTGCTGCGGAAGTGGCAAGCCCTGTACCGGTATGGACTATTTCTCCGATACTGCCGGCAACATCATTCTCAGGACGTACTATATACATCTTTGGCGGTACCTGATCCTTCTCCTTCGAAAACTCCAGATAATAAGTCTGGATTGCCTCAAGAAGAGGCCCGGAAATAAGAATTGCCTTTGCCTCAAGATAGCTGCTGATTTCATACAGTTTCTCTGCATCACCGCCTTCGGCAATTCCGACTTTCAAATGTATCCCATCAGCTCCTCTCGGCAGATTCCCGAGACCGCCGTCAACCAGGTCGATATTTACATCACCTCGTGCCATTACTTACCTCCCGTGACCTTTTTCACTGAAATTTTTTACCGATGATTCAAACACGCTTTTTGATACTGGTGAGTCCCAGTCACCCTTTACCTCGGCGCATGCACCTCGCGCAATTGCACGGCTTACACCTAGAGATTTAACCCACTCACCCCAGAGCCTTTCATCTGCCGGAGTTCCGGGTGTTAAACCCGCCCCCTGAACTGCATTCGTCTTTGCAGTTTTTTTGGAGGTAGTAGCTGCTTCATCTCCATTGATTATATCATTTTCAAACATTTAACTCCTCGCTTATAATAATGTTATCTTCATTCCCCGGAAGAGCGGCGACTGTTTCAATAGAGTATATACCATCAACGGCTTTGACCTGGCAGTATGCCTTGTAAATACCATCAACAATCATCTCCTCATCATCAATCACCCCGAACGTTCCAGACTCAAATTCAATCGCGTTACCTTTCGGATCAGTTACCCGGTAAAGCTCTGAAAGATGTTTCAAAAACTGATTCAAGCATCCGGTATAAGTTTCATCAGCTTCAATAAAATCATAAATATCCTTACTGTAGAAATCTATCTGCCAGCCTGACTCAGCCTCATGTATCTTTCTAATCTTGCGGATCTCGTTTCCGGATTGTTCAGTTCTGTCAAAGCCGCCGGAAAATGAGGTTTTACCTGGAAGATGCCTTAAGCAGGCACAGGGGAGTGATCTTTTGATTACGGAAGGGGACGGATAAATTTCAAAAAATCTCCCGGCCAGTGGCGTGCCGGTTCCATCCCTTCCTGTGATCCTCTCTTCAATGAGGTTCTTGAAATATTTAATCTGGTGAACTATCATTTAAATATCTCCTTAAAAGCCTCTCCAAGTTTCTCTTCCACCTTTTCTCTGCTCGCTTCCAGTGCCGGTGCGACATGAGGACGGGCAGGTAAATTACGCGGCTCATATCCAAATTCTAGCGCGCGCCCCTGGGCATGGTTTGTACCGATATGAACCTCATCCCAGTCCTCCTGCTCCACGGTGAATGATGCGACATAGTCGCCCTGGGCAATAAGGATCAGGTCGGAATAATTCTTCTGTTTTTTCCGCTCAATTGTTGATTCAGCGAGTGGTGCAAAATCAAACTTCTGTCCCCTGATCCCTTTAACAATATTTGCCCTGACAATCTCACCGGCAATAAGCAAAGGTCTTTCCATCTCTCTGCGTACAAGAGTTCCCATATTGTTCAGCCTGTTTATGAGATTATCAATATTCCCTTCCATCACACCCTCGCCAGATCCACTCTGACCCTGTCATCATAAAGAGAATCATGCAGGTCGACTTTTACGATTCTGTAATCAATCCCGCTGATCTCTACAATATCAGTTTCGTTCAGGCCAACGACCTGAACCTTCGAAAGCCACACCGCTGCATCACCCAGTATCTTAATCCCGACTCTCGTGTTTTTATTTTCTCCGGAAAGAATAAATATGTCACAATTCCGGAGAGTATAAGGCTCATAATCAATATCACGTACAGCATTGAGAAAACCTCCTTTCTCGTTATTAGTTTGTTGCTTCACAATCACTTCACCGGTTACTATCTGTTTCCAGGAGCGATCAATAATCCTGTCGATATACTTCTGTCTTAGCATCATAGCCATGCCTCAACTGCTCTGTATGCTTCAGTAGTGAAATCTTTTATAGTCTTTTCAAAATCCTCCCGGGAGAATACTGAAATTGATATCCTCATCCCTGAGGGAAGAGTAATATCCTTTTCAACACCCATTGCCCCGATCCTCATCAGATGCTCAGTCATCTGCGCATGGATGAGAAAAGTGAAGGCTTCATTAACATCAAAAGCCTTCTCTTCATTTATTGGACTTTCAGAAAATGCATCACTGACAACATCAGCCCCAAGCCATTTTTTTAAACGTCTCATAGATTTTTCAGACTCGTTATCGATAAAACGGTCATAAGCAGTTTTATCATTGATGGCAGCTTCGTCATCTATGTTGAATGCTGCAGCCGGCCAGAGGTCTTTGATGTTGTCAGTGTTAAACATTATTCCACCGCTATTACGATTTTATTAGCTTCGATGGTATATCCGGTGATATTTTTCTTTATCACTCCGGCTTCCATCCATTTTTTATTCTTTTCGATCAGTGCAAAGATCTCATCTTCTGAAGCATCCCTTTTGATCTCAATCTCAGTGATCTTGTCAGAATTCAGGAAAACCTCATAGGAAATAGTTTTTGGTTCCTCTTCCCTTGAGATCAGTTTGAGTTCCTGTGAAGCAATCTTCGCCTCAACAAAAGGCGTAGCTTCAACAGTAAACTCATGGTCAATAACCGGTTTTCCGTTTTTACGCGGAGGGAATATATCCTGCTTCCCCTCTATGTCACAGAAGCCGCATCCGGCAGAGGCAATTTTAGGATTGATTTTAACTTTAACCTTCATGGCAACCCCTTATGACACTATCAGCATTCTGGCAGCTTCACGGAAAAGTATGGACCAGCCTGATACTTCGCTTATGACAGCTTTCTCTATCTGCTTGTCGATGATCTTGTCATACTCAACAAGTGAACCGCCTTTTTCATATACCTCTTCAATAGCTGCTTTACTGTCCAGAGCTATGATCTTACCAGCGGGCATCGCTTTAGCTTTTAGCGGAGGTTCAGACATAGCAGGGCCGTTTTTATCCTTGTACTCTGCAAGGGTTTTATATTTCACCCTCATAGCTTTCGCAGACAGCATAATCGACGGCTCGAAATATTCAAAATCCTCTTCGAGATTTACAATATCCGCATATGCCAATGTCCCGGCAGCTGCTGCATCTATTGTCTTGATTGGATTGCTGTTCCCATCACCATTGATGAGTACATCAATGGCATCTGCTATTTTGTCCTGGGCAATGTTTCTCCCTATGACTTTAATGGTAACAGCAAAAACGTTGATCTTCATTCTGCGCATAGTTTCATAAGATGATTCTATCTGATAACCATGCTTAGCAAGCTTGATTGCCTTATCCTTGAATTTGATCTTTACCTTCGGTAATTCCGCGCCTTCAGCGATTCTCTTTGCCGATGCAGTTGAATTGTCAATGTCAACTTCTGCAGACTGATAAACGCCACCCTGAATTCCTGTGCTTGTTGCAGTTATATCAGAGAGTTTCGCAAAGCTTTTGAGTGACTCATCCATGCCGATTTTAACCATTTCATTAATGGTTTCAACAAACAGAATTCTGTTGTCCTCGGTTCTGTAAAAGTCTTCAACCAGGGCAGCGTGCGCACCTGAAAGCGCCAGGCTTCTTGCGGCGAGCTGCTGCTGGAGGGGGGAGAGTTTATCTCCCATTTCTCTGTTGAACTTTGCATGATTTTTCATAAGCTCGGTAAGGGTAACTCCCTTTTCCTTCGCTTCCTGGAACATCTCCCTGCTTAATGGTATCTTCTCGAAAATCATCCTTTACCTCACATCAAAAATGTAACGGTCTTAGCCGTTGTATCTACATCCACGACCAGGTACTTTTTACCTGTCGCTGCTGTCTTAACCTTGCCGGTGCCATCAGCTACGAGAATTACATTCCCTGCTGCAGGAGCATCCCCGGAATATACCAGGGTTTTAAATCCTTTGACTTTGACAGCTCCATAAGCGTTATCATGATCAATCGATTCAAGAGTCCCGTCAAAGTCCTCTGTATCTGCACATTTTGCAACTGTCTGCATCGCCGAAACTTTAACAGGTATCCCTTCATCAGTACCGCGTACAAATGAACTTGCACCCGCGAGCTTAAACGTTGCAACATCCCTTACTCCTTCAAAAGATATTCCGTACATATCCACCCCCCTTAAGGCATTTTGTATGATGAGAGATCTATCTCTTCATCCGTTCCGTTTCCATTTCCACGGTCTGCGCTCCCGCGACTCAAAGTGCCACCGCACTTTGTGCATTTCACAGGCATCTTCTCATCTGCCTTAACCTTGTACTCATCTCTGAGTTTTTTAGCATCCTCAACTGATGCGCTCATGATCGCTCTTTCAAGCGCATCAGAAAGTTTCTCAGTTCCTTCGGCGAGCTTGGCGAATTTAACCGCATCACTCCTGACCTCAAGAGCATATGCTTCACCGTGAACCGCTTTGTCTTTTAAACTTTCAGCAGCGATTTTATCTTTTTGGCCTTCTCCAAAAAGAACACCAAGTACTGCAGCCTGTTCATCATGAGATCTGGAAAGTCTCTCAAATGAATCGTGCATTTCTTTTAAAAATTTTGCTGAACCGGTTTCATCAAGTTCAACCTCCTGCGCGTCAGCTCTCATCCCGTATGCTGACGGAGCGAGCCCTGCCAGAAGCAGTAAACTTCTGAGTATTTTCATACCTTTAATTCCTCCTGTGTTATTATCCGCCGATAGTCCCGCCACACCGGCCCCCGACTCAAGCGTAAGATCCAAGCGTTTGGCAAACCCGTCGGCCCCCTGCCACACTAGGGATATCTCACCGTAGCTCAGAATTTTTGTTGCTATAAGCGACACAACCCGTCCATCAATGGTTTCACCGAAATGATACCAGAAATCCTGAAGGTCAGGGTGCGACTTCTCATATTCAAATGTTACATCAACACTCACACTGTGTATTGCTTTCTCTTTAAGCCCGGCCACAACGCGAGGGTTCCACTCCTTATTTATCTTCAGGGTAACATTGATCCCCTGGGGAGTTCCGGATTCATCCCACCAGCTCTTGGCAACAACACCGAGCCATTTGGCAACATCATGATCATGGTTCGGATATACAGTCTGTCCCTGCAGCATTTTTGAAGATTTCTTAAGAACCTCCGGTTTTGAAAAATCAATTGCCCTTTCCGGCAGAAGAACTGCTGACAGGCCGCGGAACGGCGCATAGATATATTTTTCATCTTCATCAAGAGAGAGCTTCTCACCCGGATTATCAGCTGATTCTGCAAAACTCATAGTCTGGAAAAAACGTGCCAGAGCTACATTCCTCTTCGAATCAATTTCAAGCCCGGCTCTTTTAAGCTCCTCAAGTTTTGCTTTTAATTTCTCGCTCATATTCCTCCTGTCCTCCGGACATAAAAAAACCGATAGCCCCGTAATCCCTCGAATTTAAGGGATACTTTTACGGTTCTATCGGTTATGGTTTCTATTTATATGTTTATGTGTCCGGGGTTCTACCAACACAGCCCCCCAGACTTAAAAAAACGCGTTTAAAAACGTTTAAAAGTCAATTCTGCTACGCTTATATATTCAGGGGTTAAAAACCCTCGAACATGCCATTATTTTGATTCAGTATTAACTGTTATAATACAAACTCTTTGCAAGTTCCTTCACATGATCCGGGATCATATCAAAAGGGAATTCACCCTTTGCAATTTTGTCAGGATTCCATGCCCAGAACTCCTTCATAGATTTATCATAATGTCTGTCATCATTAATGAACTTACCCAGGGCTTTTGCCTGTTTAATAATATTCGTATCGATCTCAATGAGTTCCGGAGTTACAGGGAACTTGTCTTCATCATACGCCATTCTGAGATCCGCGATCTGTTCTATCTCTGAATCAAAATCATGTTCAGAGTCCAGTTCCGCATCGTTAAATCTCTCCTTCATAAGATTGATGTATTCTTCCTGCTCAATCCCGTAACTCATTCTATCCCTGCCATGTATCCTTTTTGTTTAAAACTGTTATACTTATGAAACCTTAATACCTTTCCTGTTTCAGACAGATGTAAAAAAGATTTACTATCTGAATCATATATAATCCAATCATTATTATCTCCAAAGGTATAAACCTTGTCATACTTTTTCAATAATGTTTTAAAAGCATTATCATAACCATTCGGAAATTCTTTTTCATGTTTCGACTTATGATACTCATAACTGCTTCTTGTCGTTCCATCCGGCCATTCCTTAATGCTATCATCCCACCATCTGGTCTGGGCAAGACTTTCAACTTTTGACAGCAGCTCCTGTTTGCTAAGTTTATTCAACTTCGCAGCTCTCTTTACTGCCTGCTCATTTTCTCTATCATATTCAACTTCACCTTTGAAAAATCCTCCCGATGACTTACTGATCTTTGTATCCATGCTGATAACAGTAGTTGTCCTGCATCTGGCATGATATGGCGGAAGCTTAACTTTTATCTTTCCCATAATCTCGTCAGTTGACATCTCCGCGAATTTCTTTGCATCATTGTCATTCGGCCATGCAAACTGTTCTGTAAGCTCATCCATCGGAGTTTTTAAAACATCCCTTACATGATCAGCGGCCACGCTTGTCTTAATTCTCCGTCCGTTCATCTCCCTGCATATCTTTGAAGTCTTTTTGTCGAGTATTGCCACAACCTCAAGTTCTGATATTCCAAGTCTCTCATAACTCAATGTCCTGCCGAAGTTCCTCGATTTATTAACGGCGTTTCTCACTACAAGATCATAATAATCTGTTATTTTTGGATGAGCAAATTCATCACCCATCTTTTCCTTTAAGCTTTTCATCACCTTCGGATCATAAGCCCGTGCGACACCTTTAAGTTCGTTTTCGACTATCTCCCTCATCTGCGGAGCGTAATGCTGAAACTGCTTACCAAAAAAATACTGGTCATGTTCTTTAAAAAAGTTAATCGCATTACGGTCAGTAACCTTCCATTTGTCATCAGCCCACTCCTGGCCAAGCCCGAACTTGTAACTTTTATCAGACCACTTTTTAATGACGTCAGCAGCATCTGCGGGAAGTTCATTTCCCATTTTCTGTTCCATGTATGCGAGTATAGAATCTGACAGTTTATCTTTATCAACTCTATATTCAAATCCGGAAAGAAACTCTCCATACTTCTTTTTATAAATTTCAAAGAACTCCGAGAGGTAACCCTCTTCTAATTCAAGAACTTGTGAATACTCATGGTCTTTTTTTTTTCGGAACCGAGTTGAATCGATTCCCTGACAAAACTGTACCTGTTTTGTTCCTGGTCAAACTGAAAAGTGAATCCCGGATTAATCGGCATGGTGTCATCTTTTCTGAATGCTGATTCATAACCAAGCTCACGGGCCGCGTCATCCGGGCCGATAGTCCCTTTTGTCATTCTTTCATAAATCATTCTCTGGTTGATCTCTTTGGTCTCAGCCTCTTCCTTTGCGTTTAAACTCGGAGCGGCATTAAATTTCATCGAACATGATGCCGGTATCCTTCTAAGCAGCAGATGTTTATTATAAGAATGCTCATTACCGCGTTTTACAATTCTCCTTATATTTGAGATCTCACCGAGCAGTGTCTGATAGCAGACAGTTGCATAAGTCTCGGTAGTTGAATATGCATAACCCAGAAGTGCCGGATCAATGTTTAGTCCGCTTGTGATTGCCTGGTGTGTCTGCTCCATTATCTCGCTCATCTGCCCGGTTCCTTTACCGATTGCCTTATGATCAAGCTTTATATTCGGGCCTGTGACGGCCACTCCCTTCTTGCGGTTTTCAGTAAAGGTTTTGTAATATCGTTCAAGGTCTCTTCCCGCACGTTTGCGGAATTCATCTTCTGTCTCTTTCATCGTCTGGCGGAGATCCACTGTCATATGCGTAAAGCCCATCAATCCCCAAAGAGCAGAGAACTCATCAATTCCTTCCCACTGTTTGTCCTGGCGAATTATAGATCGTAGGGATGAGAGGAAAGGGAGTATCGGATAAGGATTATCCTCTTCAGTCGTAAGAGGAATATACGAAAAAGTCTCTTCATTCAGCCTTACTTTTTCAATGCCCTGTACCTGATAAGGGACAAACCTGTTGTTCTCAAACCTGAACCTTATTGATGATACTTTCACCTGATAAATCTCATCAATTCTGTCCAGCGATAGAGAGGGTACAGCTTCCTGACACAAAGCACCTTTTACAATAATCTGTCTGAACTGCTGATTGATAAATCCGTCTGCACCGGCATTGTTCGGGAATGCATTTTTAGCAAAGTCATTCATTTCAATCAATGCTGCTTCTGCTGCCCGTTCGCTCCCTGTGATCTCGATGGTGTGCCCCACATTCCCCAGTGCTACTATCTTCTTTACAGTCTGGGACATGTCCGGATTGAATATGGAAAGCCAGGATATTATATCTATGAACTCAAACATATAATGAGGATGGATATCCTTCATCTCAGAGTAGCGTCCCAGTTCTGAAATAAAACCGCCGCGCCTGGCATTCCCGCCATCAGGCGAAAGCATGATCTGTACCGGCACTGCTGCCGTCTCTTCATGCTTTCTGATTCTATTTCTGTTATCTATAATCATAGTTATTATCCGAATAAAGGATCAACGGAAGGAACAAACCGTCCCTTGCCTGTACGGAATGCAATAAACGCAGAGTTCATAGACATTCCAAAGTGGTTTGGTATATTCTTCTTGTACACCGCAACCTCATATCCATTTCTATCCAGAATTTTCTCCTTCTCAAGGTTTTTAATCTGCTCTTTAAATTTCTCGTAAATTTCAATCTCACCAGGCTTTAATGCCTTTGGATTAGGGAATTCAAAAAATCCTTCGCCGAACATCGAAGACATCTCATCTATTGATTCAGTCCTGTCATGCATTACAACAGGTACTTCATATTCACCCTCACCCTCGCTCTTTTCATGAAGAGCCTGGCCTTTAAAATACTGCATTGCTCCCCAGCCTTTATATTTAAGGCATAACCGCTTTGACAGATTCTTATATGGCATCGCATCAATTACAAAATATGAATTATACTTCTCTATCAGGTACTGAAACCTCGGCTCATTATCTGCCAGAACTTCCTCGGCATAAATAAATCTGAGTCTCCGCCCATTCCATCCCCATATAGTTACATGGCAGACATCGCCGACGTCAATACCCATGAAACTTGAAAAGGCCGACTTCTCGAAACCGTTTTTACCTTCAGCTGCTGTTATCAGAGAATCAGTAAAAGGACATAGTTCTGAATCCCGGTACGGTTTCCCAATGATTGAGATCCATACATTTTTTTTCTCTGATGATAGTACAGCTCCGGTAAATTTCTTATAGATAAATTCCATCG